ATGTTAAGAAATTACAAAACAAGTAAAAAGAACAGAACCAATTACATTTATTACTCAGCTGATGGACAGGCAATAAAAATTATACCAAATGAGAATGGAGTTACAGATGCTATAATTGCCACTCTACATAGCTTTGATGATGAAGAATACAATGCGGGTAGACGTGAGAAGTACCATGTGCCAGTGCATATGGATGCTTACCATGACAAAAATGAAGAGGATGCAGCTGACCGTAATGCATATCTTACTGATAATGCTTCTAATCCATTGGAAAGAATTATTAAGTCTATTGAAGAAACTGAGTATGAGGAAAAGATAGACAGGCTTAGAGCAGCGATTGAAACTCTAAAGCCTCAGCAGAAGGAATTAATAAAAAAAGTATTCTATGAAAAGCGCACTAATGTTTCTATAGCTGCAGAAGAAAGAGTAACGGAAGCTGCTATTAGAAAGCGTCTTAAAAAGATTTATGAGAATCTTAGCAAAAAAATCTAAAAATGGGGGAGCAAATCCCCCTAAATAAAGTTAAAAAAAGAAGGTTCGATTTCATTAAGATTTTTGCATATGGACAGAGGGGTAAATAAAAACCCTCAGAAAGGAGAGAAACCTATGAGTTTAAAACATAAGGTATGTATCAACATTGCACATCCAAGTGGCAACCATAACCCTATTATTGAGAGTGGTACAAGGCAAATCCGCAAAAGATTATTAGATTTTCTTTTCGGAGAAAAAGTAAATGTACTTGTTCTTACACCTGGAGATTCGGTTGAAACTGTGGAAATACGTGAAGTTAAAAGAGGTGAAAGCCGTGAGTAAGATTAAGTTGTTACTCGATGTAGTTTCAGATATGCGTTCTTTGGCAGATAGTATACAGGCTGTTTGTGATGCAATGGTAGAAAATGAACCTACAGATGCAGATAAGAAACCTGCTCCTGCAAAAGAAACAGAAGAAAAGAGACCAGCAAAGCCAGAGGTTAAGGAAGTCAAGCTGGAGGATGTAAGGGCAGTTCTAGCAGAAAAGAGCCAAGCTGGAATGACGGCCAAGGTGCGTGAAATTATTCAAAAATACGGAGCAACCAAGCTAAGTGAGATTGAGCCTAAGCATTATGCTGCTATTTTGAAAGATGCGGAGGGACTTATAGATGGGTAGTCATGCGATACTTTCTGCGTCTGGGGCGCATAGATGGCTAAATTGCCTACCATCGGCAATATTGGAACTTGAATTTGAAAATAAGGAAACTGCTGTAGTTGCTGAAGGTAGTGCCGCTCACGCCCTTTGTGAGCATAAACTTCGAAAGGCTCTTAGGCTTAGGAGTAAAAGACCTATATCAAATTATGATTCTGATGAGATGGAAGAGTATACAGATAATTATGTGGATTTTGTAATGGAGCAGTTAGAGATAGCAAAGCAAACCTGCAAGGATCCACTGGTACTTATAGAACAGAAACTAGATTTCTCTTGCTATGTGCCACAGGGTTTTGGGACAGGAGACTGCATTATTATTGCTGATGAAAAACTTCATATTATTGATTTTAAATATGGTATGGGAGTTTTAGTTGATGCAGCAGGCAATCCTCAAATGAAACTGTATGCATTAGGTGCTTTGGAAATTTATGATAGCCTTTATGACATTAAGGAAGTATCCATGACCATATTTCAACCACGCAGGGAGAATATCAGTACATGGACAATTCCAATACAAGAACTAAAGGACTGGGCAGAGAATGAATTAAAGCCAAAGGCTCAAATGGCAATTAACGGTGAAGGGGAATATATTCCAGGAGAGTGGTGTTGTTTTTGCAAAGCATCAGTAAAATGTCGTGCAAGAGCAGAAGAAAAGTTGAAATTAGCACAGTCTGAATTTAAACTGCCACCACTTTTAACGGATATGGAGATAGAAGAAATTCTTCACAAGCTACCAGACTTAACTAAGTGGGCAAATGAAATATTGGCTTATGCCACGGATGCTGCTATTAATCATGGGAAAGAGTGGAGAGGTTTTAAGATAGTAGAGGGACGTTCTATTCGCAAGTATAAAGATGAAGATGCTGTAGTAAAGGCAGCTAAAGCAAATGGTTATAAAGATATCTATCACCAGAGCCTTATTACAATTACAGAAATGCAAAAACTTATGGGTAAAAAGCAATTTGAGGAAATCTTAGGTGACCTCATCTATAAACCACCGGGAAAGCCGACACTGGTTCCAATTTCGGATAAAAGAGTGGCAATGAATATGTCAAATGCAAAAAATGAATTTAATGAAATTGAGGAGGAATAAAATTATGGCAAATGTAAACAGAACTAAGGTTATCACAGGGGTAAATACTCGTTTAAGCTATTTTCACGGCTGGGAGCCAGTTTCAATTAATGGAGGTACTGAGAAATATTCTGTATCAGTACTTATCCCAAAGACGGATACAGAAACTATAAATGCTATTAATGCCGCAATAGATGCAGCAATTGAAGAGGGTATTGCAAAGTTTGGTGGTAAAAAGCCAAATAAGGCAGCTATTAAACTACCTTTAAGAGATGGTGATGTTGAGCGTGAAGATGAAGCATACAAAGGACATTATTTTATAAATGCCAATAGTACAACTGCACCTCAAATTGTAGATAAGGCTGTAAAACCTATACTTGACCGTAATGAAGTATATAGCGGCTGCTATGCAAGGGTGTCTTTAAACTTCTATGCTTTTAATAGTAATGGCAACAAGGGTGTTGCTTGTGGACTTGGTAATATTCAAAAGATTAAGGATGGCGAGCCTTTAGGTGGAAGAACAAATGCAGCTGATGACTTTACAACTGTGGAAGATGATGACTTCTTGGCTTAAGAACTAAATAACTACAGTACAAGGTGGTGGAGGATATTCTTCTGCTGCCTTGTTTGCTTTTGAAAGGATGGTATTTATATGAAATCAATCTCAATAGATATTGAGACCTTTTCCAGTGTAAATCTTCAAAAGTCTGGAGTTTATCGATATGCCGAGAGCGAGGATTTTGAAATATTGCTATTTGGATATTCGGTAGATGGAGGAGAAGTTCAGGTGGTTGACCTTGCTAGAGGTGAGAAAATTCCGCAGGAAATTATATCGGCACTTACAGATGATTCGGTAATTAAATGGGCATTTAACACACAGTTTGAAAGAATCTGCTTATCAAAATGGATTGGTTTACCAACTGGGACTTATCTTTCTCCAAAGTCCTGGCATTGCACTATGATTTGGGCAGCAACTTTAGGCCTACCATTATCCCTTGAGGGTGTTGGAGCTGTACTAGGTCTTGAAAAGCAGAAACTGTCAGAAGGTAAAAATCTAATTAAATATTTTTGCATTCCTTGCTCTCCAACAAAAACTAATGGTGGCCGTACTCGTAATTTGCCACACCATGACATAGAAAAATGGGAAATGTTTATCTCTTATAACAAACGTGATGTGGAATCAGAAATGGCAATACAAAATAAATTATCCAAATTTCCTGTGTCAAAGACTGAGTGGCAAAATTACCACTTGGACCAAATAATCAATGACCGTGGTATTAATCTTGATATGGATTTTGTAAAGCAAGCAATTTCCTGTGATGAGAAATTCAAAATAGAAAATATGGAGAAGGCAAAGGAAATAACCGGTCTTGAAAATCCTAACTCTCCTGCACAATTAAAGGATTGGCTTCTTGAGCAGGGTATGGAAACAGATTCTCTCTCCAAGGCAGTAGTATCAGAGCTTCTTGTGAATGCAGATGGAGAAATACATGAGGCACTTTCAATTAGACAGCAACTTGCAAAAAGCAGTGTAAAGAAATATACAGCAATGGAAAATGCGGTTTGTAGTGATAGCAGAGCCAGAGGGTTAATTCAGTTTTATGGTGCAAATAGAACAGGGCGCTATTCAGGAAGGCTCATTCAGGTACAAAACCTGCCTCAAAATCATCTGAGGGATTTAAAGCAGGCTCGTGATCTAGTGAAGTTAGGGAACTTTATAGCTTTAGATTTACTCTATGACAGTATTCCAAATGTGCTATCAGAATTAATTAGAACAGCCTTTATACCAAAGAGTGGATGTAGGTTTATAGTAGCGGACTTTTCAGCAATTGAGGCTAGAGTTATAGCTTGGCTTGCAGGGGAGCAGTGGAGAATGGATGTATTTGCAAATGGTGGAGATATCTATTGTGCTTCAGCATCACAGATGTTTAATGTTCCTGTTGAGAAGAATGGTATTAACGGACATTTAAGGCAGAAAGGTAAGCAGGCAGAACTGGCTTGTATAGCACATGATAGTCTTGTGTTAACAGACAAAGGACTTGTTCCAATTCAAGATATTACAATCAAACATAAACTTTGGGATGGTGAAGACTGGGTAAAACATGACGGTGTCATTTGTAGAGGTGAAAAGGAGGTTTTAACCTATGAAGGACTTACAGCTACAAAAGATCATCTTGTATGGGTCGAAGGGAAATCGAGGCCAATACAATTTGGAGAAGCTGCCACCAGCAAAGCACATCTCATACAAACCGGAAATGGTAGGAGAGCGATATGGCTGGGTGAAAATAATAAGTGCACAGAAGAGATGGAATGCAAAGATGAATCATTGCTATGTCCTAACACAATGCACAGGTTGTCACAGTATACAGTGGCAAAATTTAAACAGCTTAAAATCTGGAAAATCAAAAGGCTGCCAGAGATGCTCTCAACAAAGGAATATACCTTTGTGGCTACAGAAAAGACTTACTGCCGCAAAGCAGCGTTGCGAGAATCCAAAGGCAAGGAATTACCATTTATATGGGGGAAGGGGTATAAAATTCAATTTTCCCTCAGTTCTCAGTGCAGGAATATGGATATTGGAAAATGTAGAAAATGTACGCCAAGATTTAGAGATGGACAGGATAGACAACAATGGAAATTACGAAGAGGGCAATATTCGTTTTGTTCCAAGAAGTATAAATCAAGCCAACAGAAGAATATCAGTAATCCCAGATTTCAAACAAGAAAATTGGCCCTATGCAAGAAGTGTTGTTACAAGGATGATATCCAATGGCATGACAAGAGAAGAAATTATAAAAGAAGCAGAAATGGCAGTTATAGAACAGAGAAAGAACTGGAGACTAATCCAAGCAAGGTTAGAGTTTATGACATATTAAATGCAGGCAAGAATCACAGATTTACTGTTTCAAATGTGTTAGTTCATAACTGTGGCTATGGAGGGTCAGTTGGTGCATTAAAAGCAATGGGGGCAATTCAGATGGGACTTACTGAGGAAGAGTTACAACCATTAGTAAATGCATGGAGGAAGTCTAATCCTAATATTGTACGTTTATGGTGGGATGTTGATAAAGCAGTTAAAAGTAGCATTAAAGAAAGAACTATAACAACAAGCCAAGGTATTAATTTTATATATCAAAGCGGAATTCTATTTATTAGGCTGCCAAGCGGCAGAAGACTTGCATATGTAAAACCACTTATTGGAGAGAACAGGTTTGGTGGTGAGTCTGTTACCTATGAAGGTGTTGGCGGCACTAAAAAGTGGGAACGCATAGAAAGTTATGGTCCTAAGTTTGTAGAGAATATTGTCCAAGCAATTAGCCGTGATATTTTAGCGGAGGCAATGCTTAGATTAGCATCCCATGGATTTGAAATTGTTATGCACGTTCATGATGAGGTGGTTCTTGAAGTTCCAGTAGCGAAATCTTCTATAGAAGAAGTATGCAGGATTATGAGTGAAACACCAACATGGGCAAAAGGACTGATTCTTAATGCTGATGGCTATGAGTGTGAATTTTATAGAAAAGATTAAGAAGGTATCAATTTAGAGGGTTCGATTCTTTCAGATTTTTTGCATATAGGCAGAGGAGTAATCCTCGGACTATATTACAGGAGGTTTTCTTATGAAAGAATTGATACCCAAAGACCAATATGGAATATTTGTTGACACAAAGGACACCGCAAGAGTGGATAGCTTGTTTGTAGCTGATTTCTTTGAGAAGGAACATAAAAATGTTCTACGTGACATTGCCAAAATCACTGACTCCAAATCTGGATTGAGTAAAGAATTTGCTCGGCTCAATTTTGAGCAGACCTCATATACAGATGGTTGGAACAGAAAGCAAAAGGCCTATGCCATGACCCGTGATGGGTTCACTATGTTAGTCATGGGATATACAGGACAAAAAGCAATGCGTTTTAAGGAACTATACATCAAGAGATTTAATGAAATGGAGCAATTTATAAAAACATTAGTTTCTGCGCGTAAGGAGTTCCCATTACTAACGGAAAACATCAAGCTGCTGCATGACAATCCTAAACCTTATCACTTCAGTAATGAGTGTGATATGCTAAACCGCATTGTAATTGGAATGTCAGCAAAGCAGTTCAGACTGGCAAACGGAATAGAAAAAGGGAAAAGCATTAGACCATATCTGAGCGATGAGCAAATAAGTATGCTTGAAACCCTACAAAAAGTTGATGTAGGTTTGCTTGTAGCTGTACCTGATTATGAGCAGCGTAAGCGTTACCTTGAATGGTACGTTACAAAATTAAAGAACAAGGAAATATAAAAGGGGGAAAAATCAATGTTTTATGTTAAAGAAAAAATTAGCGATGCTATGGAAATAGTGGTTGAAATAAATGATGAAAATGTATTCTGCACCTGTCTTGGTTGTGGCTGTGAAGTTAATGTTGACCTTTCAGAAATATTTAGTAATGGTGATGCAGATTTATACGGTACTAATGTTTATTGCAGTGAATGTAGCAAAAAGGTAAGAGAGGAAAAATGCTATGACCATAAGTAAATTTAATTCCGAGGGCTATTATGATCCCACTCCTTATGCTGCAATTACTAATGTTATTAAAGAGGAGAAGGCAGAAAGAAATTCTGCCTTTAAACCTCTTGTATATATTTGTTCTCCTTATTCAGGGGATATTGATATAAATGTAAAAAAGGCACGAGCTTTCTGTAGGTTTGCACTGGAGAAAAATTGTATTCCTCTTGCTCCTCACCTGCTATTTCCTCAGTTTATGGATGATGACATTCCACAGGAGCGGGAACTAGCTATGTTTATGAATATGGTTTTGCTTGGTAAATGCAATGAACTATGGGTATTTGGTGACATTATTTCAAAGGGTATGGCAGAAGAAATTGCAAAGGCAAAGAAACGCAAACAGTTAATCAGATATTTTAATGAGAAGTTACAGGAGGTTGACAGTTTATGAAAATTGCAATCGGTAATAGCCGTATGGATAAAAAGTGGAAGAACACTGATATCTCATGGGAGGATTTTTGCTCCCGTGTAAAGACTACTCAAAAAACAACAGAAACCGTAGAAGAATATCGCAAGCTAAAGAGAGGACAGCAGGATGATATTAAAGATGTAGGTGGTTTTGTTGGAGGGCATTTAAAAGAGGGGAGACGTAAGAAAAATCATGTGCTTTGTCGGTCACTTTTAACACTAGATATGGATTATGCAACATCAGATGTGTGGGAGCAGATTACAATGCTTTTTGATTTTAAATGCTGCATATATTCAACTCATAAACATACACCAGAAAATCCAAGACTTCGCTTAATTATTCCTCTTGCTCGTGAAATTAGTGAAGAAGAATATGCAGCTGTGTCTCGTATGGTAGCAAAAGAAATAGGTATTGACCTTTTTGATGATACAACCTATGAGGCAGAACGTCTTATGTACTGGCCATCTACCTCTTCTAATGGTGTATTTGTATATAAAGAAAATGATGGAGCTTTACTTGACCCAGATTTATACCTTGCTAAATATGATAACTGGCATGATACAACTACATGGCCAGTATCTTCACGTCAATCGGAGATTATAAAAAGAAGTTTAAAAGAACAAGCAGATCCCCTTTTAAAGGAGGGGGTTATAGGGACATTCTGCCGTACTTATGGGGTTCGTGATGCAATTGAAAAATTCTTAAATGATGTTTATGCCCCATCAGCTATGGAAGGCCGCTATGATTATATTCCTGCTGATAGCAGTGCAGGCGTAATAATTTATGATGATAAATTTGCATATAGCCATCATGCTACAGACCCTGCAAGTGGTCTACTTTTAAATGCCTTTGACCTTGTACGTATCCATAAGTTTGGCTTTCTTGATGATAAGATATCTGCAAATACAGCGGCAAGTAAACTTCCATCCTATGTGGCAATGTGTGAGTTTGCAATTAAGGATACTGCAGTAAAAGCAGAATTTGCAAAAGAAAGACAAGCTCAGGCAGAGGAGGAATTTTCAGAGGATGATTGGCAGACAGCTTTAGGACTTGATAAACAAGGCAAAGTAAAGGACACTCTGGATAATATTGTGCTGATTTTACGCAATGATAATGAATTAAAACATATAGCTTTTAACTGCCATGGTGATGGTATAGATGCCAAAGGCGGTTTACCTTGGGAACAAGTAAAGTGTGGCTGGAATGATTCGGATAACGCATCTTTAAAGGTGTATCTAAGTAATAAATATGGAGTTTATGCTCCTACTAAAACAAAAGATGCTGTTTTGGCAGTTGCTACGGAAAGAGCGTATCATCCCATCAAGGAGTATCTTGATAATTTGCCAAAATGGGATGGTGTAACCCGTGTAGAAAATCTTCTTATAGATTATTTCGGTGCTGATGATAACACATATACAAAAGCAGTAATTAGAAAAACGATGGTGGCAGCAGTAGCACGCATTTACAATCCAGGAACAAAATTTGATAGTGTGCTTATCTTAAATGGCCCACAGGGTATTGGTAAGTCAACCTTCTTTTCAAAACTAGCTGGAGAATGGTTTTCGGATAGTTTAACCATCACAGATATGAAAGATAAGTCAGGTCCAGAAAAGTTGCAGGGATATTGGATCTTAGAACTAGGGGAACTTGCTGGAATGCGTAAAACTGATGTTGAAATTGTTAAATCTTTTATTTCAAGAGTAGATGATAAATATAGGGCAAGCTATGGAGTTAATGTAGAAAACCATCCAAGACAGTGTGTTATTGTTGGTTCTACTAATGCTGAGAATGGATTTTTGCGTGATATTACAGGTAACCGTAGATTTTGGCCAGTTCGTATCAGCGGCAATTCTGCTAAAAAATCATGGCAAATTACTACTGAAGAAGTGAAGCAGATTTGGGCAGAGGCTATTTATCTATATGAAAAAGGTGAAAAACTCTACCTTGAAGGTGATGATGCTATTCTTGCCAGTGGTGAGCAAGCTGATGCCATGGAAACTGATGAGCGTGAAGGTTTGGTGCGTACTTATCTTGATACTCTTTTGCCAGAGGATTGGGACAAAATGTCTTTATATGAACGCAGAAATTTCCTTGGAGGCAGCGAATTTGGAGGTGGCACCCGTGTAGGTACTGTAAAACGAAACCTTGTCTGCAACATGGAAATTTGGTGTGAGTGTTTTGGCAAGGATGCATCTTCTATGAAAACAGCAGATTCTTATGCTATTGCTGCTATTATGAGAAAAATTGGAGAATGGCATAAAGGTGATAGGAGAAGCTTTTCAATTTACGGACAACAAAGAAGTTATAGCAGAACATTGTCTAAATAATCGGCAAAGCTTGGCTATCTATTTTTGACAAGCGTTAGCTTTGTCTGTTGGTAGTCTTTTAAATTGTCATTAACATAACTGTTGGTATTAAAGCATTTAGGGAAAGTATGACGAGTTAGACAAGAATTAATCTATCTATAGGTTACTATATACTATTAATAGTAAAATACGTCTTATCGCGCGTAATAGGAAATTCAGTCAATTCGTCATAGTTGTCTGCTAAAGGAAAGGAAGAGGTAAATATGATCCTAGAAGATATTTTACAAGATAATTTTATGGAGTATAGAGAAGTTTATAAAAAAGCAGATGAAAAAGGTATGACAAAGAATGAAGTGAAAGCAGAAAAGGATAAGCTTGGAATTAAAACTATTACTTTAGTGAATGGAGATGAGAGGTTATGGCTGTGGTATATTCCGAAAAACGTGTGGAACAAGTTCTCATTAAAACAGTAAAAAAGATGGGAGGCATTTGTCCTAAGTTTGTATCTCCTGGATTTGATGGAGTGCCAGATCGATTGGTTCTTTTACCAAAGGGCAAGGTAGCCTTTGTTGAATTAAAAGCAAAAGGTAAGAAAATGAGACCACTGCAAGTAAAGAGAAAAAGACAGCTGGAAAAGCTCGGATTTTTGGTTTACTGCATAGATGATGTTAGCCAGATTGGGGGCATTTTAAGTGAAATACAATCCTCATGACTATCAAAGTTTTGCAACTAATTTCATTTTAGAAAATCCTATAGCAGCAGTGCTACTTGATATGGGTTTAGGAAAGAGTGTTATAACCCTTACTGCCATATTTGACCTTTGTCTTGATAGCTTTGAAGTTTCAAAGGTTTTAGTCATTGCACCACTTAGAGTTGCTAGAGATACATGGCCTTTAGAAATAAAAAAATGGGATCATCTTAATGGACTTACTTATTCAGTAGCTGTAGGCAGTGAAATACAAAGGAAAGCAGCACTTATGCAGAAGGTAAATATTTATCTTATTAATCGTGAAAATGTGGACTGGCTGATAAATGAAAGTGGTACTCCTTTTGATTATGACATGGTTGTAATTGATGAGCTATCATCGTTTAAGTCCTATAGTGCTAAGAGATTTAAAAGCTTATTAAAAGTAAGACCTAAAGTAAAACGAATTGTGGGACTTACTGGAACACCAAGCAGTAACGGATTAATGGATTTATGGGCAGAGTTTAGGATCCTTGATATGGGAGAAAGGCTTGGAAGATTTATAACCCATTACCGTAATAACTTATTTGAACCTGATAAAAGAAATCAGCAGATGGTGTTTAGCTATAAACCCAAAGCAGGTGCTGAAGATGCAATTTATCGCCTTATTTCGGATATTACCATTTCTATGAAAAGTACGGATTATTTGAAAATGCCAGAATGCGTTATAAATGAGGTTGTTGTAACACTTTCTGAAAAAGAACAAAAAGCCTATAACAGCTTAAAACAAGATTTAGTGATATCAATTAAAGATGAGGAAATAGATGCAGTAAATGCTGCAGCTTTATCAAATAAGCTTTGTCAGATGGCAAATGGTGCTGTGTATGGTGAGGACAAGCAGATATTTGAGATACACGATAAAAAGTTAGATGTACTAGAAGATTTAATAGAATCAGCAAATGGAAAGCCTGTACTTGTTGCTTATTGGTTTAATCATGATTTAGAAAGAATTAAAAAGAGGTTTAAGGTTCGTGAAATCAAAACCTCAAAAGATATTAAGGATTGGAATAATGGTGAAATAGAAATAGCAGTAATACATCCTGCATCAGCAGGACATGGACTAAACCTTCAAGCTGGAGGTTCAACTCTTATATGGTTTGGGCTTACTTGGAGTTTAGAGCTTTATCAGCAAACCAATGCAAGATTATGGAGGCAGGGACAAAATGAAACAGTTGTTATCCACCACATTATTACTAAGGGTACTATTGATGAGGATATTATGAGAGCTTTAAAACGAAAAGAAAAAGTACAATCAGATTTAATAGATGCAGTAAAGGCTAATATTGGAGGTGAATTATGACTGATAATTATCAAGAACTTGCTAATGCTATAGTTTTATTGGCAGTGCAAGATTATAGAAAAGCATTGAAAAAACTATCAATTTCCCCTCATAATAGAATGCTGACAAGTGAAATAAGGAAACTTGAACGTTTTTTTCGGTCAAACTATTGCAGATTACTTACTGATATAGATGGTGAAACACTTATTAAAAAACTTAGGCAGGAGGTTTTAAAATGACGGCAAAAGAATACTTAAGGCAACTTTCAAGAACAGAAGCCTTTATAAATGCAAAGAAACAAAGAGCTGAGGCATTGCGAAGACTAGCTGAAACTTCATCTTCTCCTGTGATGAACGGAATGCCAAGAAACCCTAATGGTGGAGGTTCAACTATGGCAGAGGCTATTTGTAAAGCCATTATGATAGAGTCAGAAATAAAGGAAGATGAGATAGCTTTACAGGAGAGAAAAGTGTTTCTCTTAGAACTTATAGGTAAAATAGAAAACACTGAACATCAAACAGTTTTAATTAAGCGATATTTTGAAAAATTATCGTGGGATAGAATTGCAGAGTGTATGTTTTATTCTACAAGATGGATATATAAATTACACGGTCAAGCATTAGAAGATTTGGAAGGAGTGTTTAAACATGAGTCATAAAGAAGCCATTGAAGATAAGATTCCTATTCAAAAAGATTCTAAGGGTTTTAATTGGTACTATCCACCTTGTAAGATTTGTGGCACTCCTGTACCTAATTGGTCTTATATCCGTATCACGAACTATATTTGTAATTCTTGCCGAAAAGAATTAGTTAAATTAGAATTTGAATATAGAGGTAACTCAACAGTAGATAAAAAAGAGAAAAAGCTACAGAATGCGTTAAAGCGAATAGAAAAAGTGGCAAATATTAAGGATTATAAAAAAGCAATTACATTTGTACGTAGAGGATTTAATAATAAAAGTTGGTATCAAAGTACGGAAGAGATAATGGTGGCACTTGAACTAGTAAAACAGGGAATTAAAGCATATCACCAAGTTAAGGTATATGATTATAAAGTGGATTTTGTTATTCCTGATTTAAAAGTGGCCTTGGAAGTTGATGGTCCTATATACCACAACAAAAATAAGAAGGAGACTATAAGGGATGAAGTTATATCACAAAAATTAGGTGATGGATATGAAGTTATAAGGATTTCCACAGAAAATATAAATCTTAATATAACAAAACTTCTTCCAGCTATTAAAGCAGTACTTTGTTCTCGTAAGAAAAAGAGTTCACCTAAGTTCAGTTGAGTTCAGTTGAGTTCACATAGCCCCTATGTTAAAATGGTGTTAGTAAAAATATAGTAAAAAGCAAAGTCATTGCAGGTAGAACTGTGGTGGCTTTCTTTTATAGTGAGGGTTGAGAAAATGTTAACCTAAAATCAGTTAAATAACCTTTTTTATAGGTATGAAAAAAATAGAAAGAGCTACTGCTATTAAAAAACTTATAGTTAAAGGTTATAGCATAGATAAAGCTACAAAGAGTTATAACATATGGAGAAAGTATTGTATTACATCTCTTTTTAATATAGATTAGGAGGAACAGTAGCTATGCCAAGAAAACCAAGGAAGCCTTGTAGCTACCCAAACTGTCCAGAGCTTACAGAAGGTAGGTACTGTGAAAAACATCAAAAGGAAATAGATCAAAGCTACAATAAAAACTGTAGACCTTACAGCTACCTTTATAACACAAGCAAGTGGAGGAAGCTTCGCAAGCAGTTCCTACTCGAGCACCCACTTTGTGAGGAATGTAAAAGAAAGGGTATTGTTACTGCTGCTGAAGTGGTTGACCACATTAAGCCTCATGAAGGTGATGAAAGATTGTTCTGGGACGAGAGTAACTGGCAAGCTTTATGCAAGTGCTGTCATGATAAGAAGACTGCTAAGGAAGATGGAAGATGGGGAAAGAAAGGAAGAGTTTACTCCTATTAGAGTTATAAACAAGAGTTTGTTGGTAATCTGTAGACAACCTGTTGATAATTTTTTAGCAGGGGAGGGGGTACTATTTCCTTACAGCCTAAAAACCCTACGTCGGGCGGTCCCCTTCGTACTAAAAATCGCATAATTCTAGGGGCGGGGTATAAGACCAACGTTGAATATAAACAACTATTGAATTTAAAAGGTTTAAGAAGTGTTACACCTTAAAAAAGTTATGTTAAAACATAGGCTTTTTAGGGTGTATTTTTATTGATTTTTATAAAGGATGGTGAAAGTATTGGATATTCAAAAAATAGCTGTTGAGAAATTAAATCCAGCTAAATATAATCCACGTAAAGATTTAAAAAAGGGTGATCCAGAATATGAAAAGCTTAAAAGGTCAATTGAAACCTTTGGCTATGTTCAACCAGTAATTTGGAATAAGAAAACAGGACATATCGTTGGAGGGCATCAACGATTCAAAATTCTAAAGGAGCAGGGAGTAGCAGAGGTTGAATGTGTTGTTGTTGAAATGGATGAAGCTGAGGAAAAGGCATTAAATATTGCTTTAAACAAAGTAAGTGGTGATTGGGATATGCCAAAGCTTGCTGAACTTTTAGAGGACTTAGATAAATCAATGTTTGATGTATCGCTTACAGGTTTTGATGCTGCTGAAATAGATGACCTATTTTCTAAGGTTCATGATAAAGATGTGAAGGAAGATGACTTTGATACAGATAAGGTACTTGAAGAAATTAAAAATCCAATATCTAAAGCAGGAGATATTTGGCTTTTAGGAAAGCATAGACTTATTTGTGGTGATAGTACAAAGCTTTCAGATGTTGAAAGGCTGATGGAAGGAAAAAAGGCAAACCTTTGTGTTACTGATCCGCCTTATAATGTCAATTACTCAGCAGGCAAAGAAAATGAGAGAGTTATAAAAAATGATAATATGGAAGACAGTAAATTTTATGATTTTCTACTTGCAGCATATAAAAATGCTTTTGAGGTTTTAGATGATGGAGCTGGAGCTTATATTTTTCATGCTGATACTGAAGGACTTAACTTTAGAAAAGCTTTTAAGGATGCAGGATTTCATTTAGCAAATGTGTGTATTTGGGTAAAACAGAGCCTAGTATTAGGGCGAAGCGATTATCAGTGGCAACATGAGCCAGTGCTCTATGGTTGGAAACCAACAGGAAAACATAGGTGGTATTCAGATAGAAAACAGACAACTGTTTGGAATTTTGATAGACCTAAAAAAAGTCCCGATCATCCAACTATGAAGCCAGTACCTTTAATGGCCTATCCAATACAAAATAGCAGTATGACCAATTGCATTATTTACGAGCCATTTGCAGGAAGTGGTTCTACATTAATTGCCTGTGAGCAGACGGGTAGGATATGCTATGCAGTAGAACTTGATGAAAAATATTGTGATGTTATTGTTAAAAGATTCATTGAAGCTGTTGGAGAAGATGGAGTTTTCTTAATTAGAGATGGTGAAAAAATAAAATATGCTGATATCAAAAAGGAAGGTTGTGATTAATATGACCTTCCTTGATTTTTGTGCTGGAATAGGTGGCTTTAGATTAGGTTTAGAATTAGCAGGTCATAAATGTATTGGATTTTGTGAAAAAGATAAATTTGCAGTTAAATCATATAGAGCTATGTATGATACAGAAGGAGAGTGGTATGCAGATGATGTTACAAAACTCAGACCAGAAGAAATCCCAAGAGCAGATATCTGGTGCTTCGGATTCCCATGCCAAGACATCTCAGTGGCAGGAAAACAGCGAGGAATCAGAGGAAAAAGAAGTGGAATTTATTTCAGCATTATTGACCTCATCAAAGGCAAAGAAGAAAAAGATAAACCCACATACTTACTTATTGAGAACGTTAAAAACCTGCTATCAATTAATAATGGATTTGACTTTGCCACAGTTCTCTCTGAACTGGACCAAACAGGGTATGATGCAATCTGGCAGGTGCTTAACTCTAAAGACTTCGGAGTTCCCCAAAACCGAGAGCGCGTGTTCATTATTGCAAATCTTAGAACCAGAGGTAGACGAGAAGTATTACCTATCACAGGAGAAAACACAGCAGCTCTTAAGCAAATTATAGGTGGAAGTCAAGGATATAGAGTATATGATGCTGAGGGTGTTTCTTGTACTATTCAAAGTAGTGCAGGAGGAGTTGGTGCTAAAACTGGTCTTTATTGTATCGGTAATATTAACCCAAGTGGCAATGGAGCAAGTGGAAATGTTTATAATTCAGAAGGAATTTCACCTGCTTTAACAGCAAATGGTGGAGGGTTAGGTGCTAAAACAGGATTATATTTTATAGATCAATCGAATACCAAACCACAGCTGACTGAAACTTCAAGGTGTATAACTTCAAGATATACAGCAGGAGTGGTTAACAGAACTGCAATGAATAGTGCTGTTTTTGAAGCTTATCCTGTTATTACACCAGAGAGAAATGATAAAAGACAAAATGGCAGAAGAATGAAAAACGCTGATGAGCCAATGTTTACTTTAACAAGCCAAGATAGGCATGGAGTTGCAATAAAAAATGCCACTAAAAAAGGTTATGTAGAAGCAAATATTGGTGATAGTATATATTTGAATTTCCCTAATAGTACAACTAGAAGAGGTAGAGTTGGCAAAGGGATTACTGGTACTTTAGATACTTCATGTGCTGTTGGAACACTTGATAGTAATTATCGCATTCGCAGACTAACTCCTAAAGAATGCTTTAGGCTTCAAGGCTTCCCAGATGAACTATTTGAAAAAGCTAAAGCTGTTAATTCAGATGCTCAGCTTTATAAACAAGCTGGCAATGCAGTAACTGTAAATGTTGCTTTTGCAGTAGCTAAAAGTTTACCCAAAAGTGAATGAAATGCTTGATATATGTGTGTTTTAGAGTGATATATAGTATAACAAAAACACACTTGGAGGTTTTAGAATGATAGCATTATTTGGAAGAAAGGTTTTAAATTTAAAGGAACTTAAAGAACTTACAAAAGAAGCTAAGAAGGATGGAGTAAAAGGAACAGCCTACGAAGTTACAAAAGAAATTGAACTAAGAGATGAGGAATTTAAAGAATTTGCAAAAGACTTCTGCAAAGACCAGCCTTGGATAACCAAAGAAGATGGTGGTTGCAACGAAAAAGGAGAGCTAAGATGCATAAGGGTTAGGAACACAAAAACAAAGAAAAGCATTTTAGTAGATTCAGAAGGCTACACCTACCCAAGGTACACAGCGATTGAAAATTAGACAGAAGCAGGCTGAAGGGCCTGTTTTCTTCTTAAAATATTTATACAAAGTACTTGCTATTAACTGTGTTTAGAGTGATATATGTAACTACCAAAACACAGGGAGGAATGAAGATGGATAGAAAAGAAATAGTTAAAATTTTAAGTGAAGCCTTAGGTTCTCAAGCAAAGTATCTTGGAGCACCAAGCTTTGCCTATGAAATTAAAACGGAAAAGGAAATCTACACAATAGATAGGCAAGGAACCATTATAACTTCGCAAGGTAGGTTTGTTAAACTTAACGAAATTTTAAAGGGAGAGGATTCTGAAGAAAAAATAGAGGCTACAGCTATTGATAGTTTTAATTTAGAAATTCCATTAGGAGAGCATACAGGAAGAACACTAATGAATATTTTAAATATGCTTTACAGTAAACAGCAGTTAATTGTTAAAACCTTAGAATTAAAAGAACCTTTTATTGAGAAAACCTTTATAAAGAATTTGAATTTAAAGAGAACAGAAACTTTAGAAGAATTTCAAAATGCTATTACTGAAGTTGGAACTGATGGTTGCAAAGGCATATTCTTTGATTTTGAGAAAGGAACCTTTACCTTTAAGCTATTAGGTGAAATCTTAAGCCATGAAAAAATATATGCATTTATAGAACTTGTATCTTTAATAAATGTGAACGCACAAAAATTAAAACACACCTCTTTTAAGCAGGCTCAGGAGGATAACCCTAAATATGCATTCAGAACTTGGCTCATTCGCCTTGGCATGAATGGAAGTAAGTATAAAGATATAAGGAAAACACTTCTTTCAAATCTTGAAGGCAGTTGTGCTTTTAGAAAATTACAACAGGAAGGAAGTGCTGAAATAAATGGATAGATTTTTTACTCAGAAAACCTGTGATCGCTGTGGAGAAAGCTTAAAAGAGGGCAGAATAATGTCAATGTATAATGAGGATTGCATTTGCTTAAGCTGCAAGGAAAAGGAAAGGAAACGTAGTGATTATAAAGAAGCTGTAGAAGCTGAATATGAAGAAGTTAAAAGAGGAAATTACAACTACAAGGGGATAAAAGGAAAAACAAAATGAGTTTAAGGGTCTACGATTGTAGGCTCTTTTTTAGTTAGCCAAAAGAGGAGGTGATACCTATGGCACAGAGAGGAAGAAAACCAAAGCCTACAGCAATTAAAGTTCTTGAAGGAAATCCAGGGAAAAGACCACTTAATCAAAATGAACCAAAACCAGAGAAAAAGGCTCCAAAATGTCCAACTTGGCTTGAAACAGAAGCTAAGAAGGAATGGAGAAGGATGAGTAAAACCCTAGAAGCTATAGGTGTCTTAACTCAAGTAGATGCCTCAGCTTTTGCAGGTTACTGCCAAGCCTATGCAAGGTGGAAGGAAGCAGAAGAGTTTTTATCAAAGCATGGCACTATTTTTAAAACTCCATCAGGATATATTCAGCAGGTTCCTCAAGTATCCATCGCTCAGACTTATCTTAAAATTATGAAGGACTTTTGCTCAGAGTTTGGACTTACTCCTGCTGCAAGGTCAAGAATAGCAGTATCTACAATAGAGGGAAGTTCTGAGGACCCAATGGAGGATATCCTTAGGGTGGTGAAGTGATGTTTGATGAAATAAAAGCTCAAAGAGCTGTAAATTTTATAAACAATCTTAAGCATACCAAAGGAGTATGGCATGGAGTTCCTTTTGATTTACTTCCTTGGCAGGATAAAATAATCAGAGATATATTTGGAACTGTTAAAGATAATGGATTTAGGCAATATAACACAGCCTATGTTGAAATACCTAAAAAGAATGGTAAATCTGAAATTGCGGCAGCTATAGCACTTTATCTTACCTGTGCAGATAGTGAATGGGGAGCTGAGGTTTATGGCTGTGCAGCTGACAGGCAGCAAGCTTCAATAGTATTTGATGTAGCTGTAGATATGGTTGACCAATGCCCTGCACTTAAGAAAAGGATAAAACCTATAATATCTCAAAAGAGATTAGTATATATGCCTTTAGGAAGTTTTTATCAAGTGCTATCCTCTGAGGCGTTTTCAAAACATGGACTTAATGTACATGGAGTTATATTTGACGAGCTTCATGCACAACCTACTAGAGAATTATATGATGTTATGACCAAGGGCAGTGGAGATGCTAGAATGCAGCCGCTGTTCTTTTTAATTACTACAGCAGGTACTGATAGAAACTCTATATGTTATGAAGTACATCAAAAGGCAGATGATATTCTGAGAGGTAAAAAATTTGATCCAACCTTTTATCCTGTTATTTATGGAATTAAAGATGAGGATGATTGGAGCTTAGAGGAAAATTGGTATAAAGCTAATCCTTCACTTGGACATACCATACCTATTGAAAAGGTCAGAGATGCTTTTAATAGTGCAAAGGAAAATCCAGCAGAAGAAAATATATTCCGTCAGCTAAGACTTAATCAGTGGGTAAAACAATCAGTAAGATGGATGCCTATGGATATATGGGATAAATGCTCTTTTGCTGTTGATATAGATAAATTAAAAGGCAGGGAATGTTATGGTGGACTTGACCTTTCAAGTACCAATGATATTACAGCCTTTGTATTAATATTTCCACCAACACCAACAGATGATAAATATTATGTACTTCCTTTCTTTTGGATACCAGAAGAAAACTTAAAGCTTAGAGTTAGACGTGACCATGTGCCTTATGATGTGTGGGCAAAGCAAGGGTTTCTTAAAACTACAGAGGGAAATGTTATTCATTATGGATTTATTGAAAGCTTTATAGAGGACTTAGGAAAGAAATATAACATAAAACAAATAGCTTTTGACCGCTGGGGAGCCGTGCAGATGGTTCAAAATCTTGAAGGCTTAGGCTTTACTGTAGTTCCTTTTGGTCAAGGGTATAAAGATATGAGTCCACCAACTAAAGAGCTTATGAAGATAACCTTAGAAAAGAAAATAGCTCATGGAGGGCATCCAGTTTTATCTTGGATGATGGATAACGTATATGTTAGAACTGACCCTGCTGGAAACATAAAGCCTGATAAAGAAAAATCCACTGAAAAAATAGATGGAGTGGTTGCACTTATTATGGCTTTAGACAGAGCCATTAGAAAAGAAATTAAGGAAAATATCTATGAAAAACGTGGTATGAGAAGTTTACTGGATTAGGGGGGTATACTTTGAAATTTAGAGATAGAATGAAATTATTTATGACTCCACAAAATGCATTATTTGAGGTTCTTCAGAAATATTCTGAGGACTTTTTAAGTGGAGAAGAAGTACCTGCAGATAACAATTTAAGAATTGATACAGATACAGCTATGAGTTTTTCTGCAGTATTTGCCTGCAATAGAGTTTTATCAGAAACATTGGCAAGCTGTCCTATTATGCTTTATGAAAAAGATGATAAAGGAAATAGGCATCAAGTTACAGACGTTGTTGAATATGGCTTGCTTCATTATGCACCAAATGCAGAAATGACTCCAGTTCAATTTAAAGAGTTTGGGATGACAAATATAAACCTTGGTGGAAACTTTATAGCACAAAAGGTTTTTAATATGCATGGAGAGCTTTTAGAGCTTAGACCTATATCATGGGACAGAGTAAGGATTGATATAGATAAGTCTACTGGAAAGCTCCTTTATTTTATAGATGGGAAGACAGAGCCTAAAACAAGAGATGAAATTCTGCATATTCCAGGATTAACTTTAGACGGTTATATAGGAATAACACCGCTTAGTTATGCGGCACTTACTATTGATATTGGACTATCTCAAGATAAATTTGAAAGAAATTTCTATCATAATAGAGCTTCTACCAGTGGAATATTTCAGTATCCAAATGAACTTGGAGATGAAGCTTTTCAAAGACTTAAAAAGGATATAACTAAAAATTACACAGGTCTTTCAAATGCAGGAGTTCCTATGATACTTGAAGGGGGAGGACAGTTTAAAGAAATAACCATGAAGCTAACAGATGCACAGTTCTTAGAATCTAAGAGGTTCAGAATAGAAGATGTGTGCAGGATATTTAGAATACCTCTTCACTTGGTGCAGGACTTAACAAGATCCACTAATAACAATATTGAACACCAAAGTCTTGAGTTTATAGTCTACACCATGCTTCCTTGGTTTAAACGGTGGGAGGAGAATTTAAATCTACAGCTATTATCAAAGGAATCAAGAAGAAAAAATAGATATTATGAATTCAATATTAGCGGACTGCTTCGAGGAGATATTAAATCCAGATATGAAGCCTATGCACAGGGAAGGCAATGGGGTTGGCTTTCTGTTAATGATATTAGAAGACTTGAAAATATGAACCCTATAGAGAACGGTGACCGATATCTAGAGCCCCTCAATATGAGCGAAGCAGGAAAGCAGGAACAGCTTAAGGCTTTAAGGGAAGAAGTGTTTAATTTAATAAGTGAAAGGAAGTGATAGAATGCCATTTTGGAATTTTAAAAATAATGAAGAAAATGAGGAGGAGATAGAACTTAGAATTGATGGTGACATTGCCATGGATGATGATTTTTGGTCCTTGCTATTTGGTATAGAAAATGTTACTCCCAAGGGATTTATTTCAGAGCTTGCTCAGTACAAAGGTAAAGATATAAATGTTTGGATTAATTCCTATGGTGGAGATGTTTATGCAGCTTCAAGAATTTATACTGCTTTAAAGGAGCATAAAGGAAAAGTTAAAGTAAAAATTGATGGTGTAGCAATTTCAGCAGCTTCAGTTATAGCCATGGCAGGAGATGAAATTCTAATGTCTCCAACTTCAATATTGATGATTCACAACCCTTGGGGAAACTTTCAGGGTGAAGCTAAGGATTTAAGACATGGTGCTGATGTGCTGGATGAAGTAAAGGAAACCATAATCAATGCTTATCAGCTTAAGACGAAAAAATCCAGAGCAAAAATATCACAGATGATGGATGAAGAAACATGGATGAGTGCTAAGAAAGCACTAGCTGAAGGCTTTGTAGATGGAATGCTTTATACAGAAAATAAAGAAGGATCAGTAGAAAATTCCTTTATGTTTAGCAGATTTGCTATTCAAAATAGTTTAAATACCAGAACTAGAGATTTTATAAAACAGTATAATCAAAGATTTAAAGAAACCTATAAAGATGAAGAAAAAATTAAATTATTAAAATCAAAACTTGCCTTAGAGTGTGAACTTTAGGGCATCTATTATTTTGAAAGGTAGGTAATGTATATGTCAGAGAAAATGAAAGAATTATTAGCTCAGTTATCAAATTTAGAAACAGAATCTAAAAAACTTATAAATAAAGAGGATGCTACAGCTGATGAAATAAATGCAAAGCTTGCGGAGATAAAGGCTCACAAAGCCAAGATTGAAGCACAAAAAGAGATTGATGCAATGGATGCTGAAAGACAAAAACAAGCACAAACACCAGTAAATGAACCAATATATGCTCAGCCTAAAAACCATGATGAAAAGAAGTGGAAGAGCATGGGTGAGTTTTTGGGTGCTGTTGCTAAGGCTTCATCTCCAGGTGGAAGAATGGACAACAGATTAACCTATCAGAACTCAGCCACAGGCTTAAATGAAAGTGTAGCTTCTGAAGGTGGCTTCCTTCTTGAGAATGACTTTATTAATGATTTGTTTGAATCCATGATGACTCAAAGTCAAGTGGCGAACAGAATAAGAATGATTCCTATAGGAGCTAATACCAATAGGCTTAGAGCACTTGGAATTGACGAAAATAGCAGAGCAAACGGAAGTAGATGGGGTGGAGTTCAAGCTTACTGGGTAGCAGAAGCTGAAACAGCAGCTCAAAGTAAACCAAAGTTTAAAGAGATTGAAATGTCCCTTCAAAAACTTTTAGCACTTTGCTATGTAACTGATGATTTGCTTCAAGATACTACAGCTTTAGAAGCTATAGTAAGGCAAGCCTATGCAGATGAAATGAGTTTTAAGATTGATGATGCAATTATTAATGGTACTGGTGTTGGAATGCCTCTTGGAATACTTAATTCGGATGCGCTTGTAACTGTACCTAAAGAAAAAGACCAAGCGGCAGGAACAATAAAGTATGAAAATATACTTAAAATGTGGAGTTCAATGCCTGCAAGACTTAGAGCAAATGCAGTATGGTATATAAATCAAGAGATAGAACCACAGCTATACACTATGGCTCTTAATATTGGAACTGGAGGAGCACCAGTGTTTATGCCTTCTGGTGGTGCAGCAACTTCTCAGTACAGCACATTACTTAACAGACCAATTATTCCAATAGAGCAGTGCTCACCTCTTGGTAAAAAGGGAGATATAATCTTAGCAGATCCAACTCAGTACATTGGAATAGATAAGAAAGCACCATCAGCAGATGTTTCTATTCATGTAAGATTCCTTTATGATGAGCAGGTATTTAGATTCATCTATAAGTTCAATGGAATGCCATATAAGAATAAACCAATAATGCCTTACAAAGGTGCAAATCCATTGAGCCCATTTGTGACTTTAGGTGATAGATAGGAGGTAGAAAGCAATGATAACAACTTTAGTTGAAAAATATAAAGTGGTTCAGGCTGTAGAGCCGAAGACCACTAATGCTGCGATAACAGGGGCATATGTAAGTCTTAAAAATGTAATAAGAGGAGCGGTTGTAGTAAACCTAACTCAGGCAGTAGGCCACGCAACTCAAGTTTACTTGTATCAGGCAAAGGATGTTTCAGGAACTGATGCAAAACCTTTAACAAATACTGTTCCAGTATGGGCAAATGAAGATGTATCTTCAGGAGATTCACTTACAAGAAAAGCAGACGGGGTAAGTTACACTGTAGCAAATACAGCAAAAAATAAGCAGGTAGTATTTCATATTGATCCTGCAAAGCTTGATATAAATGAAGGATTTACTTGCCTTAATGTAAGAATTGGGGCAAGCACACAAGCTACTAATTTTGCATCTGCAGATTACATTTTAGACAGTAAGTACGCAGGAGATAACCCTTCATCTGTAGTTGTTGATTAAACTCGGAGCCTTTTGGCTTCTTTCTTTTGAGGTGATAAAATGGCAATAAAAATGATAACCCCTCCAGTAGCTGAACCAATTACTTTAGAGGAAGCAAAACAGCATTTGAGAGTTGATGGTAATGATGATGACTTTCTTATACAAAGTCTTATAAAGCAGGCTAGAGAATGGTGTGAAGATTATCAAAACAGAAAATATATAACTCAGACTTTGGAATTAGTACTTGACAGCTTTCCACAAGGGAATGCCATAATCTTTTATAACTGTTCCCCAGTGCAAAAGGTAGAAAGCATAAAGTATTATGCTGTAAACAGACAGGAATATTTATTTGATGAGAGCAATTATATTTCTGATTTAGATGGCTTTGTAGGCAGAGTTGTTTTAAATAGAGGAAAGCACTGGCCCATAGTGGAACTTCAATCTGTAAATGCCGTAAGAGTTAGAGTTGTTGCAGGCTATGGAGATAGTGGAGATAAAGTGCCTGAAGCAATAAAGTGGGCAATTATTCTTCAAATGAAGCTTTTATATGATGACTACAGGCCAGAGGAAAAAACAAAATTAGAGGAAGCAAGAAATGCTCTTCTTTCTATGAATAGGGTGATTCCTGTATGAAATCAGAGGAGTTAAAACATAGAATAACACTTCAAACTTTCTCAACTACAGTAAATGATAATGGTTTTGAAGTTGAAGAATGGACAGATTTTAAAGAGTTATGGGCGGCTGTTACAAATCTTCATGGCAGAGAATACTTTGAAGCAGCAGCTGTTCAAGCTGAAAATACTGTTAAATTTACTATACGGTATGTGCCAAATATTGAAACAGCAATGAGGATTTTATTTAAAGGAAAGCAGTACGATATAACATCTATCGATAACATAAAATATGCCAATAAATTTATAGAAATCAAGGCTATGGAGGTTGATAGTAGTGGCTAAGATAGAACTTGAAGGAATGCAGGAGCTTATAGATAGAGTTAATAAACTTGGTGCTAAGGGTGAAGTTATAAAAAAGAAAACTTTAGATAAAGCAGGAAAACTAGTTAAGGAAAGCATGGAGAAAAAGGCTCCAAGGTCAAGATTAAGTAAAAAACACATGGCTGATAATATAAAGGTTTCAGATATAGAAAAAGAAAATGGAGTGGATTTTGTAGAGATTGGTCCTAATAAAGGAGATAATTCAGAGTTCTTTTATTCAAAATTCAGCGAGTGGGGGACAAGTACACAGCCAGCACAGCATTGGGCAGAGAACTCTGTCCTTGAGAATAAAAGAGAGATAAATAATATTATAAAGGAAGAACTGCAAAGGGGACTTGAGGAATGATAAATAAATTGATTATAGACACCTTAAAGCCTCTTAAAATTCCAGTAGCCTTTCAAAAGTACAGTGGAAAAGCAGAAACATATATTACTTTTCATGAGTATTTAGCTGCAGGTGAAAAGTATGAAGATGATGAGGAAGCTTTAACAGCACATTATATCCAAGTAGATGTGTGGTCAAAGAGTGATTATACAGATATAGTCAAAACAATAAAAGAACTTTTGCTTAAAGCAGGGTTCAAAAGATTAAATGAAATAGACCTTTATGAAGTGGATACAAAAATCTATCATAAGGGTCTTAAATTTTATTATTTAGAAGAAATGGAGAGTGATTCAAATGGCTAGACAAATAGGATTAAAAGATATTCATATAGCTGTTTTAACAAAGGATGACAGTACTGGTGTTACTTACAGCACTCCGGAAAAGTTAGAAAGAGCAATAAGTGCAAAGCTTTCTCCAAAATCAAATTCAGATAATATTTATTCTGATGATGCGGTGGAAGATATTATTACTGCCTTTGAAGGAGTAGATGTTGAAATAGAAGTTAATCAGCTTTCTCTTACAAGCAGAGCAAAACTTCAAGGAGCAAAGGTTGTAAAAGGTGTCCTTATAGAAAATAAGGATGATATGCCACCAACTATAGCACTTGGCTTTAAATCAAAGAAAAACAATGGAAAATACAGATATGTATGGCTACTTAAGGGTAAATTCGAACTGGCAACAGATGAATATGATACAGAGGCAGAAAAGCCAAAGGCTCAGAGTGCAAAGCTAAAGGGTAAATTCTATTCAAGGGACTTTGATGGAAATTACAGATTTATCTGTGATGAGGATGCTCAGGGAGTAGATGCAACAATTATTAGTGGGTGGTTTACTGCAGTTCCTAGTGAGCCAGTGGAAACACCATAAAATTATTTTGGAACATTGATTTAATGGCAAAGAACTATTTGGTATAATAAAGCATATAGTTAGCATACAGTTAGTACACAGTGATAGTAAATTGTAAAATAATTCTTATTTATTTAATCTTTAATTTATGTTGGAGGTAAAAGGATATGAGTAGTAAAAAATGTTCTTGTTGTTGTGATGAAAGTAAAAAAGTGATAATTGGGGAGTATGTGTGTTATTGCAATCATGTTACAGAGCAAGATATTATAAATGCTATAAATAATGGTGCAACAACAGTTGAAAAAGTAATAGAAGTAACAGGTGCGATGAAAAATAGTAACTGTGCTGTTAATAATCCTAAAGGTACATGTTGTTACTCAGATATTGTTTATGTATTTAATAAACATAATAAATAAAATGAGCTTTATTCGAATTTAATTTGCTTTTTTATATTACAACCTAACAGGGAAATAAACATCCCTGTTTTTTTGTACCTAAAATTCAGAATGGAGTTGATAAATTTGAAAGCATCAGAACTAAAAAATAAAGGAATAAAGTTCAAGCTAAGTGATAAAGAATATGAACTTAAATTTGATATGAACACTTTCTGTGAGTTAGAAGAGGTCTATGGTGATATTAATAGAGCCTTTGAAGATTTACAGAATAGAAAGATTAAAGCAATTAGAGCACTGATCTACTCAGCAATTAAAGCTGAAGATGAAAGTGTTACTCTTAAAGAAGTAGGAAAAATGCTTACTTTAAATGATATGGAGAGATTAGGTACAGCTATTAATGAGGCATTGGTAATAGCAATGCCAGAAGTAACTGAAAACATGGGGGAATAGAAAGCCATTCTGATTCTACATCGTGGGATTGGGAATGGCTCTTTTATTTAGGGACTAACCTTTTAAAGATGACAGAGGAGCAGTTTTGGCACAGTACACCTAAGAAGTTACAAGCACTTTTTAATGTTTACAAAAGAGTAAATGGAATAGAGGAAGAACAGGAGCTTGATTATATAGATAACATTATTTTTTAGCAGGGAGGTGAGATGATGGCAAGAGATGCAAATACCGTAGTTGCAAGAGTTGGTCTTGATGACAGAGGTTTTCAGGAAGGTGTAGCAAAAATACAAAGAGGACTTAAACTTGTTCAAAGTGAATTTGCAGCAGCTTCTTCTAAGCTTGGTGATTTTGGTAAATCTGAAGAAGGTCTAAGGCTTAAAGCAGATACTTTAAATAAACAGATAGAGCTTCAAAAGGATAAAGTTGCAGCATTAGAAAAAGCATATCAAAAGAGTGTAGAAACAAAGGGTGAAGATGCAAAGGCTACTGAAAATCTTAAAATTAAACTCAATTATGCTACAGCAGAGCTTAATAAAATGGAGAATGAGCTGAAAGCAACAACAAGAGAACTTAAGGAAAAAAGCTCAGCTTGGTATAAGCTGTCTCAAAGCATGAATAGTGCAGGTGAAAAGATGAAATCTGTGGGAGACAAGATGTCTTCTGTAGGAAGTAAGCTTTCTACTGCTGTAACACTTCCTCTACTTGGAATAGGAACTGCTGCAACAAAAATGGCTATGGATGCAGTTGAATCAGAAAACCTCTTTGAAGTAGCAATGGGGTCTATGGCTGGTGATGCAAGGAAGTGGTCAGAGGAAACCTCTAAAGCTTTAGGATTAAATGCCTACAATGTTAGAAAAAATGTAGCTACATATAATGCTATGCTAACATCAATGGGGTTAACTTCACAGGAATCCTTAAAGATGTCAGAAGGATTAACGCAGCTTTCCTATGATATGGCTTCCTTTTATAATTTAAAACCAGAAGAGGCATTTGAAAAATTAAAGTCTGGTATAAGTGGAGAAGCAGAGCCACTTAAGGCCTTAGGTATTTTAGTTAATGATAATACAATTAAAACCTATGCTTATTCTCATGGAATTGCAAAACAAGGTGAAGCTTTAACAGAACAGCAGAAGGTAATGGCAAGATATGGGGTTATTATGGAATCTACGAAAAATGCTCAAGGCGACCTTGCAAGAACCATGGATTCTCCTACAAATAAACTTAGAGTAATGAAAGAACAGGCAGAGCAATTAGGTATTCAGTTTGGACAGCTTTTGATTCCTATACTTGAAAAACTAATAGGAATAGTAAAACCTTTAATGGATAAATTTCAAGGCTTATCTAAAGAGCAGCAGGAGATGATTGTGAAAATAGGTTTAGTTGTTGCAGCAGTTGGACCTATTATAGGAATAATAGGTAAAGTAATCAGCATAGCAGGAACACTTTCTACTTTAATTGGAAGTATATCAGGGGCAATGGCAGCAGCAGGAGGTGCTTCAGTAGCACTTGGTGCTGTATTTACAGCATTAACTGGTCCAGTTGGAATTGCAATAGCTGCAATAGCTGGACTTATTGCCGTTGGAGTTCTTTTATATAAAAACTGGGATACTATAAAAGTTTCGATAAGCGGCATATGGGAATGGCTTAAAACTAGCATTAGTAATTCTGTAACTGCAATAAAAACAGCAATAGTTTCTACTTGGGAATCAATAAAAGCTGTGGTTCTTCCAATAGTTGAGGGTATAGCAAATGTTATTAAAACTATCTGGGAGGGTGTAAAGACGGGATTTGCTTTCTTATGGGAAGTAATAAAAGCTATGTTTATCAGTGCTTGGACTATTATTTCATCCATTGTTCAAACCTATATAAATATAGTTACTGCTGTTATAAGTGTTGCTTGGCAACTTATCCAAGTCGCAACAACCACTGTGTGGAATGCTGTGTCTGGAGTGATAAGTACTGTTTGGAATGGTATAGTCAGTTTTCTAAATCCAATTATTCAAGCAATAGGAAATACAATTACTACTGCATGGAATAACATAAAAACTGTTACAGCAACGGTGTTTAATGCAGTTTCATCAATAATAAATACGGTTTGGAACTCAATAGTGAATTTTATTACCCCAATAATAAATACCATAGTGTCCACCTTAACCACAGCTTGGAATATCATAAAATCAGTAACAACTACTGTATGGAATGCTATACAATCAGCATTAAATGCAGTTTGGAATGGAATAAAAAATACCACCACATCTGTTTGGAACTCTATATCAAGTTTCTTTTCAAGTATGTGGAGCGGAGTATCAAGCCTTTTTACAAATGCTGTTAATGGCATTAAAAATACTGTATCTAATGTATGGAGCAGTATTTTGTCAATTACAACTAGTATATGGAATAATATTAAATCTGCAATAATGACTCCAATCAATGCTGCAGTGAATTTTGTTAAGGAGCAGATAGATAAAATTAAAGGTTTCTTTGACAGATTGGATATTAAATTTCCACATATAAAACTGCCACACTTCAGTATTAAAGGTGAATTCAGCTTAAAGCCTCCAAGTGTACCACACTTAGGAGTTGATTGGTATGCAAAGGGAGGTATATTTAATAGACCTAGTATAATTGGTGTCGGAGAATCAGGAACTGAAGCTGTTCTTCCAATTGACAGGCTTGATGAACTTATGGCTAGGGCAATTGAAAAAGTAAAAGGAAGTAATGGTGGTGGAGGATTAGCACTTCACATAGAAAACTTCATTAATAATTCAGATAAGGACATAGAACAGCTTGCTTATGAACTAGAGTTTTACAGGCAGAGAGTAGCAATGGGAAGGGGTGGTGCTTAATGCTTAGTTTCAATTTTGGTGGAAAAAATAGTTATAGTGATTATGGCATTATTATTTCTAAAAGACCATCTCTGCCATCACCAAAAAGAAGAGTATCTTATATCGATATTCCAGGAAGAGATTCAAATTTGAGATATGATGAAGGTACTTTTGAAGATATAACAATTGCAATAGAATGCAGTATTAAAGGCAATAACATAGCTGAAAAGCTAGATAACATAAAGGCATGGCTATTTGGGGTAGGAGAAAGTGATTTAATATTTAGTTTTCAAGATGATAAAAAATATAAAGCACAAGTAGTTAATGCTATAGATTTTAAACAAGTATTCAAATACACATCTGTTTTCCCAATAATATTTAATTGCAGACCCTTTAAATATGCTGTGCAGAATAACATATTTACTATTACTGAAAATGGAGTTTCAATAATAAATCCAGGTACTCTTAAAAGTGAACCAATAATATCAGTCTATGGTTCTGGGAAGATAAGCCTTAAAGTTAACGAAACTACTGTGAACTTAAATGATATAACAGGAAAAATTATATTAGATTCAGTTTTGCAAGATGCCTATAATGATGGAGGAGATAACTTAAACAACAAGGTAAATGGTGATTTCATAACTTTAAAAACAGGCTCGAATAAATTTGAGTGGACTGGAAGTGTTACTAAAATAGAATTAGTTCCAAATTGGCGGTGGTTGTGATGATTTATGTATATGATAAAAAGACAAGCAGAGGAAACTTTGATAATAATGGCCTTGCAGTTTTGGATGAATGTATAACAGCAGAAGTAACCCATGAACTAAATGGAGATTACAGCCTTGAACTTGAATATCCAGTTGTATCAAGAAAGGTGCAGTATTTAGAAGAATTTAATATTATTAAAGCAGATGGACAACTTTTTAGGATATACAAGGTAGAGAGAATACAAGAGAAAATAAGTAAAGTTAAGGTATGGGCAAGACATATTTTTTATGATCTTGCTTTTTATTTTATAGAATCAGCAAAGGTGCTTAATGCAAATATGAAAGAAGCTCTTGAAGCAAGCATACCTCCGGAACTTCAAGGGTTATTTTTATTTAAGGCATTGGAAGAAAATATAGCACCTTTTGCTGTTAAAGAGGTTAATGCAGTAGATGCTATTTTTAGACTTATTGAAATTTATGGTGGAGAACTTTTTAGGGATAACTTCAATATAGAGATAAAAGAGTCTATTGGTGAAAATAACGGGATCTTAATAAAATACGGCAAAAACATAAAAGGAATGAAGGTTATTGAGGATACCAGTGAGCTTGCTACAAGGATATATGCAGTAGGAGCAAATAATCTATTGCTGCCAGAAAGATATATAGAAGTAGAGGGAGAAAGAGCAAAATTACTTCCCTATCCCATAACCAAAAGGGTCGAGTTTAAGGAGTGCAAGGATGTAGAAAGCCTTAGAGCAAGGGCTGAAGAATATGCTGAAAAGGCTGCAAGTCCAAAGGTATTTATAACAATAGATTTTATGGAGCTAAGTAAGACAGAAGAGTATAAAAATTATAGTTATCTTACTAAAGTAAGTGTTGGTGATTTTGTAAAGGTAAGAAATGAAAAGATAGCTGTAACAACAGACCTTAGGATTATAAAGAAGAAGACAGATTTAATTAATCCTATAAATACAAAAATAGAGCTTGGTGATCCTTTAAACACAATTATCGAAAAGCTTGATACCAGTAAGCTTTTAGAGGAAATAAACAGTGCAATAAGCGGTACTTTAAGCAGTGTAATAATTAAGAAAAACAGTGATACCATAACAATCAGTACTAGCAGCTATCCTGCTATGATAGTTGGAATAACTGCAAAGGCAGATACAAATTTAAATTGTAATATTACTATGACTGGGAAGGCAAGTGTAGACTGCACATTAACAATTCTGTTTTCCTTAGATGGAAAATACTATGATTTTAAACCAATTCAAAAATTAGCATCAGGAGATAATGTTATAGGATTGCCGCTTCCAATGCCGCAGGTAACAGCAGGAGACCATACTTTTATGGTAGAGATGAAAGTTTCAAATGGAATATTTACCATTGAAAAGAATAACCTGCAGGTAAGTATTGAGGGAAGAGATTTAGAGGGGGGACTAAGTGCAAGTATACCAAGAGCAGAAATTGTTTATACCTTTCTTTATAATTTGTTCAATATCAAGATTGGAACATACAGTTTTAATACAGGACACAGTTTTAAGTATTATTTAGACAACAATGTGAGTGGAGTAGATAGCTATAGTCTTGAGAATTTCAATACAAGATTTAATATTGCTACTATATCTCATGGAAACCCAAAGTTAACCTTAAATGTAATGGGAATTATAGAAGAATTTAATAACAGTAAATCAAGCAGCTATGCTTTTGACGCCGATTGGGTTGAGTTTAGTTCTGATTACGATAAAAACAAAGATGGAACTTATGACTTTTATAATAGGGCTACTATAAAAGAACCTGTTTTAAAAAGAGAAGGCGGATATATTGAGGACTTAGGAAATGGCGTAATTTATGCTGCAAATGTGCCGGATACAACACTTTATAAGGATTTGATTGCAATAAATGCATATCTTAAGCAAAGTTAGGAGGAGATGATAATGCCGGTTATAAATCAAATGTCACTTCCAAAGGGAAATGCAGGTATGACACTTTATGGTACAAGAAATGATGATAGTACAGTAACTCTTCCTGATATAGGCTTTAACTTTAATTACAATGGTTTAGCCATAAGACAGCTTTACACAAGCGGTAATACCTGGGTAGGCTTTGGTTCGGCAACAGAACATCTTTGTATTAACAGAAGAGATGCCAGCTATAATAATCTTTATTATGTCAGTGAAGTAGAATACAGCACGAAGCTTTTCAGGGTAAGGTTTGAAGGAAACAGTTCCTATAGCAGTTGGGGCAGTAATGACCTTATTTGGGAACTTTCTATTTTTGAAACTGGAGTAATAAGGATTGTTGTTGAGAAGATACCTAACAACGGCACAAATAGTTTTGTAAATCCAAATGTAGGCACGCAATCATTGACATTAGCAGCAGGGAAATCATATATTTTTACTCCAGTTGATTTATCAGGCAAAAATTACACAGTTCAGGAAGGTTCATATATTCCATGCATAACGAAATTTCTTATGGTGGATAGTAATGGAGTTAAAAATTATCAAGGCAGCACATGGACTAAAATTGGAGATTTACCTCTTACAGAAGAAATGTTTAAAACCTACGGCGTTGATACTCTGCCTGCATCTATGGCAGGACTTTCAGGCACTTCACCTGATCTTTATATTTATACTGATAATCCAGATGTTAAGGCAAATAAAAACAGCAATAGATTCGTTATTGAAAAGACAGTAACAAGTAAGCCAAAGGTAATTATTCAAAACTATGATTTTAACATACATGATGAGAAAAAGATAAATAAACTTGAAGCAATTGTTCAGTATACTAAGAAAGATTCAAATCTAAATGACGTTACAACCAATGGAAAGATAAGAATGGCTTTAAGTGTTGATTCGGGATTAAGCTGGCTTACCTATAATATTAATACATCAAGCTTTGAAAATATTGATATTACAGATTCTGTCGTATTTCTTGTAAACGGAATAAATCCTACAATACTTGCAAGCTTAGATTATGCAGCTTTAAATACAATGATTGCTCAAAAAAGGAAACTGAGGTTTGCTTATATTTTAGATAAACCAACCTTAAATGATGTGTGCAAATTAAGGAAGATAAAAATTTTATACAATTGAGGGGTGATGATATGTTTATTGAAGGACAGCCTTACGAAAGTATTGCTTACAATAAAGATTTGCTTTCAGGTGAGATTTCTGAAAATAAAAAGAGTAAGAGGCAGAGAGGCATTAAAGGAAAGGTTTTATTAGAACTTTTTAATGCAGAAACTAAGGAGAAAATAAAAGAGGCATACACAGAAAATTTAATACCAGATTTGTTTTTCAAAGATACATTCTTAGGACATTTTGTTCAAGGTATTATGGGTGCAGGAAATACAAGAAGATGTGATAATTACAGCTGGTTTGAATATTTATATTTAACTGATAATGACAAACCGGAAAATGCTAATGAGCAAAGAGTTATGGGAAATATTATAGGCTTTGCCCATAGAAATACTACTTACTCTGGAAATGACACAAGGCGAGGAACTATAAATAGAGCAGAATCAAAATTTGAAGTTACAGATTCTAAAATAAAGATGAATTTTGTATTTGATTTTCCAACCCATGCGGCAAATGGGAAAATTGAAAGTATTTACTGGGCAGAAAGCGACCCAGATAATAAAGATTACTTTTACACTGGTGCTGCCTTATATGGAAGGGAAGGTGGAGATACTGACTATGGAGTTAACAGTATAGCCTGTCCTAGAAGATACTGGGTGGCAACAGTTATGTTTCCAAATGCTAGAACTGTAAAATTTACATCGCCAACAAAAGGATGGGTGCTTTTAGACTCAAGAAGTACAGGAGTTACGCAAACAAGTTATTTACATTTTCCTGAAAGTTTGAAGAACCACTGGCTGATGATGCCTTTTGATTTGAACACTAGTGATATTGTTCTATGGGATCAAGTTGTAAAATTATTAAATTCTGATGGTAACCCACTTAATATTGATAGTAATCATGCAGTTAAAAAATATGATGGCCTTTCCTACGTCTGCCCATATATTCAGCCAGATGGAGAACTTATTTTTATTGGGTATTACCTTTACAGTATAAATAGTGAAAGCTATATGAGAATATATAAGTGGACAAAAGTAGGAGTTCAATTAAGTTTTGTTGATATAAATATGAGCCAAACTTTTAAGGATACAGCTTATAATGTACCTTTCAATTACAGAACTGTTTCAAGTGATGGGATTTATCTTGATGGTTGTATTGATATTGTTGGATATACTTCAAGAACAGACTCTCAGTATAATGAAACTGTTTATACCAATAGATGGATCAGAGTAGATGCAGCAGGTAACAAGGTTCAGGATATGAACATAAAGCCGAAAATCGGTAATTCTATTTGGTTTGGGAAAATGGGGATGGACAGTGGAAATATTGAGCGTAGATGCCTTATACACTCATTTTATAGAAGTGTTAACAGAATCTATTTATACTATAACGGCACTCAAGGAGGAACAAGTTTTTATCAAGTAATTACTCCTCAGGGTAATTTGCTTGAGCCATATAAAATGTATTTTAGTTTTCCCAGCGGATATAGTTACTATTACTATCAGAATATCTTAGGCACAGATAGATGGATTAGCAGATATATGGGTAGTTCCTATAATTGTTTGTTTATCCAAGCCCTTTTAACAAGCAGACCTATTGGGGCACATACCAAGCTTGCACAGCCTGTTGAAAAAACTGAAGCAAATACAATGAAAGTTCAGTATATGTTTGAGGTAGATTTGATTAACTATGGAGAAGATTTTTATTAGAGTGGAGGGATTTACAGTGAAAAATTCAATTAATTTTATTCAAGCAGTATTTGCTGCTATTGGAGGCTATATTGGCTGGTTTTTAGGAGGGGTTGATGGCTTTATGTATGCACTGATTACCTTTGTTGTCATTGATTATGTAACAGGCCTCATGGTAGCAGTGCTGGAAAGAAAGCTATCAAGTGAGGTTGGATTTAGGGGGATATTTAAAAAGGTTTTAATTTTTGTAATGGTAGGCATAGGGAACATAATAGATGTTCATTTGATTAAGAACGGTAGTGCAATTCGTACTGCTGTTATTTTTTTCTACATTTCTAATGAAGGTATAAGTATTATAGAAAATTCAGCTAAGGTTGGACTGCCAATACCAGAGAAACTAAAGTATGTTTTAAAACAGCTAAATAAGGAGGATGAGATTAATGGCTAGATTATGTTTTGATTATGGACATGGAGGAGAAGATCCAGGAGCAACTTATAATGGGAGAAAGGAAAGCAATGATGTTCTAAGTATAGGCAGAGCTGTAGCAGCAGAGGTAAGAAGGCATGGGATTACTGTAGATGAAACAAGAACTTCAGATATTACAGTAAGTCTTAATGATAGAAGTAATTTTGAAAATAGAAATACCTATGATTATTTCATATCTTTTCATAGAAATGCCTTTCAGCCAGAGCAAGCAAGAGGAGTAGAAACCTATACTTATTTAAATCCAGGAGCAAAATCAAAAAGTTTGGCTCAAAGGATACAAACATCACTTGTAGCCTTAGGTTTTACAGATAGAGGAGTTAAAGAGGCTAACTATCATGTGTTAAGGGAAACCAAAGCTTCAGCAGTTCTTGTTGAGATAGGTTTTATTGATAACACATGGGATAATAATTTATTTGATTCAAAGAGAAATGAAATAATAAAGGCTTTAACAAAAGCAATATTAGCACACATAGGTATTAATTATATTGAACCTTCAGAACCAAAACAATCTGCAAGTGGAGAAACTATTTATAGAGTTATGGCAGGTTCATACGCAGTAAGAGAAAATGCTGAAAATCAAGTTCAGAAGTTAAAGGCAGCAGGCTTTGATGCTATAATTATGATATTTAATAAGTAGGAATTTTATAAATAACTGATATAAATTGCCTGTTGGAGTTTAATCGCTCCTTCAGGCTTTTTTTATTTGCACTGAAAATTTTAATACTTTTAAGGGTTCGATTAACCTCCAGTTTTTGCATATAGGTACAAGGCATATTTGCAGAAACGGAGGTTTGATTCATGAAGGTAACAAAAATTATAGAGGAACATATAGAAAATTCAACTCCAACAAGGGAAGTTACAACAGAACAATTGCAAAGAGAATTTGATTATTTTAGGGCAGAGAACTTATTAAAAACTTTGCTTGAAAAAGGGCTTATTACTCCTTTTGAATTTAATAAAATAACAGAACTAAATCGTAAAACTTTCTCCCCATTTCTAGCGGAGATTATGCCCTTAAATCGTTGATATATAAAGGCTGTAGAGGTAATATGTGACGTAACGAAAGTGAGGTGAGACGATGAAAAAGATAACAAGAATAGATAAAAGTTCTGAAGGTACAGCTTTAAAAGAGAAACTTCGAGTAGCTGCTTACTGCAGAGTATCAACAGATAGCGAAGAACAACTGGTAAGCCTTGAAACGCAGAAGTTACATTATGAGGCCTATATAAAAGCAAATCCTAACTGGGAGTTTGCAGGGCTATATTATGATGAAGGTATCTCAGGTACAAAAAAGGAAAAACGTTCAGAACTTCTAAGGCTGATATCAGATTGTGAACATAAAAAGATAGATTTTATTGTTACAAAGTCTATAAGTAGGTTTGCAAGGAATACCACTGATTGTTTGGAATTGGTGCGTAAATTAGTTGATCTTGGAGTTTATATTTATTTTGAAAAAGAGAATTTAAACACCAAATCAATGGAAAGTGAATTAATGCTATCAATATTAAGTGGTTTAGCAGAAAGCGAGTCAGTATCAATTGCTGAAAATAATAAATGGTCAGTACAAAGGCGATTTCAAAATGGGACTTATAAGATATCATATCCGCCATATGGTTATGATTATGTAGATGGAGAAATGGTGGTAAATAAAGAGCAAGCCGAAGTGGTGAAATTAATTTTTTCTGAGGTACTATCTGGTAAGGGTACACAAAAGATTGCAGAGGAATTAATACAAAGAGGTAGTCCTACCAAAAGAGGTGGCAAATGGACATCTACTACTATTCGAGGCATTTTATCAAATGAAAAGTATGTAGGAGATGTTATTTTACAGAAAACCTATACTGACAGCCATTTCAACAGGCATACCAACCGAGGAGAGAAAGACCAATATTATATTAAAAACCATCATGAGGCAATTATCAGCAGAGAAGATTTTGATGCAGTAGAGTTGCTTATCAATCAACGGGGAAAAGAAAAAGGTATTGAAAAAGGCAGTGATAAGTATCAAAACCGTTACCCTTTTTCAGGAAAAATAATATGCTCTGAATGTGGCAGCACCTTTAAGCGAAGGGTTCATAGCTGTGGAAACAACAAGTACATTGCATGGTGTTGCTCCAAGCATTTATCACAGCCAGCAGAATGTACTATGCTATTTACTAGAGAAAAAGATGTAGAATTTGCATTTGTAACTATGATGAATAAGCTGATTTTTGGGAGGAAGTTTATCCTAAAACCATTACTGGATGGATTGCGTGGCATGAGTAAATCAGATAGCCTTTTAAGGATAAAAGAGTTAGAGAAATTAATAGAAAAAAATGCAGAGCAGAAAGAGATGCTTGTAAAGCTTATGGCAAAGGGATATCTTGAACCTGCTCTTTTTAATAAAGAAAATAATGAACTGCAAATGGAGGCAGATAACTATAGACAGCAACAAGAAACGCTAACCCATGCTATAAATGGAGAATTATCTAAGGTGCAGGAAGTTAGTAGATTATTGAAGTTTACAAATAAAGCTGAAATGCTAAATGCCTTTGACGGAGAGTTATTTAGTGAGTACGTTGAAAAGATTGTAGTTTTTTCAAGAACAGAGATAGGGTTTCAATTAAAGTGTGGAATTACGCTAAGAGAAAGGATGTGAAAAAATGGGGCATACACCTTACGGTTATATAATAGAAAACGGGATAGCAGTTATTGACGAAGAAAAGGCAAGTAATGTAAGAAAGCTATACCAAGGTTATTTACAAGGTTTATCTTTATCGGCAGCAGCAAAGGAGGCAGGAATTGAAACTTACCATGGAACTGCAGGAAAAATGTTAAGAAATAAGCGTTATTTAGGAGATGACTATTATCCATCAATTATTGATAAAGAAACCTTTGAAAAGGCAGAAGAGGAAAGATTAAGAAGGGCAAAAAGACTTGGCAGGATTTTTGAACCAAAAGAAATAGGAAAGATAAATATTCCTACAGAATTTATAGTGGGAGAAGTTACACAAAAATATATAAACCCATTTAAACAAGCAGAGTATGCTTATAGTTTAATAGAAAGAGAGGGTGCTATGAATGGCAGTCAGTAGAAATGTTATGGTTATTCCCGCAAGAAAACGTGTTGGAAATAACATAGTAGATGAAAAGCCAAAACTTCGTGTTGCTGCTTATTGCAGAGTTTCTACCGATAGTGATGAGCAGGCAAGCAGCTATGAAGTGCAGATAGAGCATTATACAGAATTTATTAAAAAGAATCCAGAGTGGGCATTTGCAGGTATTTTTGCAGATGATGGAATCAGTGGTACTAATACTAAAAAGCGTGATGAGTTTAATAGAATGATTGAGGAATGCATGGCAGGAAATATTGATATGGTTATAACTAAGTCAATCAGCCGCTTTGCTAGGAATACTTTGGATTGTGTGCGTCCGTAAGGACATAAAAATATCGCCCCACAGGGGTTATAGACTGGAGAGTTGTCTATATGGTTACTTGACTGACCTTTGAGGGAAACCAAATATAAGGGAACACAGCACGTCAAGAAAGCACATACTTTGAATAAATTGGTTGACAGGGTGATGTGCGAAACCAAGTGTAATATGGCTAAGGCTGAATTGTTTGAACCTAGTTTCTTGTCCATAAAAGAGTTGGGTATGTGAAAACCAATTGATACACATACGAGAAACATTACAGAGATTAAGGCAGTCAATTTCTGTAATCTCCATGATTTCTCAAGCACATCAGCGATGTGTTAAAGGAACGAAAGGGAGCCTAAGTTACACTAATATATTTTTATGACTAAACGGAGATAGCCTAAGTGGTTTTAATCATATGGCTACGGAGTTTTCGTAGTAGTCAGAGGTAGGGAAAGCCTACTACAGGGCGAAGGAAAACAGGTTGTTTGATTGAAAAATTATGGAGGTATGCGAAATGCAAAAAGCTGAAGTGGTTTTATCAATACTAAAAGAAAATTCTAGAAAAGATGAAGCCTATGTATTTGACAGACTTTATAGAAATTTATTTAATGAAGATTTTTTCTTAAATGCTTACAGGGAAGTATATGCAAAAGAAGGTAATATGACTAAGGGAACTGACGGAAATACAATTGATGGATTTGGCTATAATCTTATTGAAGAATTAATTGAAAAGTTAAAAAGTGAAACCTATTATCCTAATCCAGTAAGAAGAACCTATATTCCGAAGAAGAAGGGAGGAAAACGACCGTTAGGTATACCATCTTTTCAAGATAAATTGGTTCAAGAAGTAGTAAAGCAAATAATTGAAAGTATATATGAGCCTATATTTAGTGATACATCTCATGGATTTAGACCTAAAAGAAGTTGTCATACCGCACTTTATCAAATAAAAGAAAGGTGCAAAGGAGTAAATTGGTTTATAGAAGGTGATATTAAAGGCTTTTTCGATAACATGAACCAAGAAATATTAATTGGGATATTAAAGAAAAAAATAAAAGATGGTAGACTTATAGAATTGATTAATAGGTTTCTTAAAGCTGGATATCTTGAATTTAATGAAGTTCAAGAGTCACTAACTGGAACACCTCAAGGTGGAATTATTAGTCCGATATTATCCAATATTTATCTACATGAGCTAGATAAGTTTATGGAAAGTCTGCAAAAAGAATATAACACTAAATGTGAAAAAAATAGGAATCCTGAATATCATAGAACAAGAACTCTGAGGGACTATCATAAGAAAAAAGGAAATATTGATAGAGCAAAAGAGTTGGCAGCAAAACTTAGAAAAATACCTGCTCAAGACCCTTTTGACAAAGAATTTAAAAGAGTTATTTATGTAAGATATGCAGATGATTTCATAGTTGGTATTAGTGGTAATAAGAAATTTGCAGAAGAAATAAGGGATAGGATAAAGCTGTTTTTACAAGATAATCTAAAATTGCAGTTGAGTATGGAAAAAACGCTTATAACACACACAGTAAAAGAAAGAGCCAAATTCCTAGGTTATGAAATAAATAAAGCAATAAATAATGATAAGTTAGTCAAAAATACCAGAGGATTTAAAACAAGGGCAGTAAATGGAAAAATACAATTATTAGTACCTCAAGAGGTAGTGAATAATAAGATAAAACCTTTCAGAAAAAATAATAAGCCACACCAAAGAAATGACAGAGTTTATCTTGATGTTAAGGAAATAATTTCAAAATACAATGATGAAATTAGAGGATTGTATAATTATTACTGTCTTGCAACAGATGTAAGCACAAAACTTTATAAATTCAAGTACTATCACTATTACAGTATGGTGAGAACTATAGCAAAAAAAGAAAGGATATCAATAAAAAAAGTTGTAGCTAAATATGGAATAGAAGTTCCAAGAAAAGAAGGTACAGGAACAACAAGGGTTGTAGGTATTAGATATAATAACAGCAGTGGGATGAAGTTAATGACATATTTTAATGATTCATTAACTAAAGTAAGGAAACCTCTTACAATAGTAGATGATACTATAAAAGTAAAAGGTGAAGAAATAATAAAAAGACTAAACTCTAATACCTGTGAATTATGTGGATTTAAGAGCAACAACAGAAACGATTTTGGTGTCCACCATGTTAGAAAGCTAAAAGAGGTACTTGAAAAATATAAAAAGCCTAGTATTATTCCACCAATGTGGGTTTTAGTAATGCAAGGTATCAGAAGAAAAACTTTAGTGGTATGTAAAGAATGTCATAAGGAAATTCATAAAATAGAATAA